TCACATTGCCAGAAACTAACATCTTCACCGTAGGTCAAGCTGTTAGAATCTATGTCCCGAACTCCTTCATTTCAGCTGGATCTAATCCATTTGTTAACGTCGGTGTTCTTGGAACAGCCAATGTGAATGCTTTGATTGTCACTGCAACGATAACTGCTATTAATACTGCGGATAATTCATCCCCAGCTATTAGCAACACTATCACTGTAAACATCAATAGCACAGGTACAACTTTTGCATTCCCAACTTCAGCAGTCGCTGCAACTGGCATTCAAATTGCCTTTGTAGAACCTGTTGGAGAGGCTGCTACGACAAGCGCAGGATTAACAAATCCTCAGAACTTGCTCGATGACAGAACGCAAAATACTGGCAACTTTATCATGCAACTCGGATCTAACGTTTATGGCGTCGCTAACGATGTCATCCGTTGGTTCGCTTGGCGCGGTGCAGTTAACAGTTAACTTAAACATTACGGAGCGGCAAAACCGCTCCGTTTAACTAAAGGAAAGAAATGGCAAAGAATTTAAATATCGCAGCTGCTGTCACAACAGTTCAAGGTGCATATATTTCTAAAGAAACTAAAGAACTCGCAAAAGAAAAAATCAAAGAGCTCATTGCTGAAGAAACCAAACTCGTTCGTGGGACTTTCATTAATTTTGAAACTCCTGGCGCTGCAGCTCCGATCACAGTAAAAAAGTATCCTGGAGTTCCAACATTTACTAAGACCATGAAAGATGGCGAAATGTATGAAATCCCTCTTTACGTCGCTAGATTTCTCAATGGAATCGACGTTTCTGTCGGTGCTGTTGATAATCCAAATAAAGGATCACAATTCATTGGAACATGTAGATATGCAGTCCATGGTTGGAAAATGGAACATGGAGATGATTTTAAACGTGGTTTCGAGACTGGAGATACTGTAATACCAGTGTCAGGTATCACACAGCATAAAAAGCGTTATGGCTTTAATTCTGCTGAATTTAGTGGGCCTGTTTGAAGTGACAACTCCCCTTTGGCAACCAAATTATAGTGTCATCAGTTCGATAACGAACGCTAGCCCGGGTGTAGTCACGACGGCAAGTCCTCATGGCTACTACTCTGGTTTAATCGTTCAATTCTTCTTTGGACCTAAATTTGGAATGCAACAGCTCATTGGAAATATTTATACTATCCTTGTGCTGAGTCCCACAACTTTTTCAATTAATCAAAATACAACCGCTTTTGATGCTTTTACCATCGGCACAACTTTACAAATCCCTCAAGTAGTTCCTGTAGGAGAGATCGCAAGCACCCTTAAAAACGTAGAGAGAAATCTACTTATTCCTATTGGAGGACCAACGCCATGAGCGTTTTACCAAATACTTTAGCAGACATAATCACGAAGGTCCGAAGAATCACAGGAAGACCCTCGTCTACTCAGATCTCAGATAATGACATCGTCAAGTACATCAATACTTTCTATGTCTATGACATGCCAGAGCATTTGAAGTTGATCTCCTTGAGATATAATTACGAGTTTTTAGCTCAAGCAAATATTCCGACATATGATCTTCCAACAGGAACTTATTTAACAGCTATGCCTCCTGTTTTCATTGCTGGGTATCAGACTTATATGACGCAAAGTCGGCAGAACTTTTTTAGAATTAATCCTGAACTCAACTTTGAGCAGGTTTCTCTCTATATTGGTAATGGTACAAATACCGGGTATACTGGAGGGTTTTTAAATGCTGCGAGCTC